GGAACCATTTCACCACTTTTAAATCTCTCATCGTCAACATCAACAAATTCTTTTTTCATTGTATTTAAAACAACACCAACAGTTTTTCCATCTGTAGAAAATCCATTGTGTCTCTGATTTTGCATGTTATAAAAACTTTTATTTTTAGACACATTAAACTTTTTATGCAACATACATTCAAAGTCTAAACATTTATCTTTATCTTTAAATATTTTAACAACTTTATATTTGAAATTGTTTGGTGATTCTTTTTGTTCTTTTAAAAAGTCTTTATCATAAGAAGATGAAAAGTAATTAACCCCTATATCATCATGTGGATTAATTGAGGTTGTTCTTGATCCATAATAATGTATACTATTTGTTTTATTAGTTATCCTGTAGATATAATAATTTTTCATTGTTGCATTTTCCATGCTTCTGATTTTGAGCCTTTCTGCCATCTGGCAAGCGGAAGAAAAAGTACGAGTTCATAACTCTGTGCTGGGATGTCTACAAACTTTGATCTGACATGATCCATTCTGTAAGCGTGAACTGCGTGTTCAAAATACTTGTGTTGACTCAATGCCATAATTACTTTCCATGAGAAATCTAACTTAGTCTTTTTGTTAAACCTGTCATTAGTCTTAAACTTTAACAATGCTCTGAATGCAGCCATTCGCAATACCGGAGCCAAATAATGAAAATTTAGACCCAAAACAATTTCTGTACCATCTTTCGCTCTGTATGCGTTAAAGGGTATTACCAGCGGGTATCTATCCCATAGTGGTAATGTATCTTTGTGCTTTGCATCATACTCAAAAAACGCCATGCGGCCTAACGTTAGACCATCACTAAACAATTCTTGATCACGAAACATCCTAGCAGTTCTTACGCTACTAAAGTTCTTTGTAACACGTTTTCTAAACCAGTCCATACTCTTTTTAATGTTACGTCTTGACTTTGGGCCTTGGCTTTCAAAATACGATTTCTCAAGGTCTTGTAAAACCTTTAGATCAGTACCTGTTGTATTTTTATATTCTTTATTCTCTGCCATGATGTTCCTGTGGTGCGTTATAAATAACAGTATAGTCTAATTATCTATTTATGGTTTAAAATATGGCTTCGCTAAACGAATCAATAAAACATATAACAAAGCATGGTTTAGCTAGAACCAATAGGTTTAATGTTATCATAAGCTTGCCTGAAATTCTACAACAAATTTTGAATTCTGAAAAGTCTGAGGATGATGAGGCTGGTAATTTTCTTCAACCTTTGATCGGTTCTGTTGGTATCAATTTGGTTAAGAGTTATCTGGGGTCTGGTACAGAAATTGTGCGTGGATTGGATATCATGTGTGAATCAGCACAATTTCCATCAAAGGCTTTGGCTGTGTCAGAAACCAAGTACAATTCTGATTATTTCAGTGCGGCTCATGACATCACATACACACCTGTTGAATTTACATTTGTTGTGTCAAGGGATTTTTTGGAAAAGAATATTATTGACAAGTGGATGAATATGATCATTGATCCTAACACACATGAGGTTTCTTACTTTAATACGTATGTGTCGCCTAGTATTGAAATTCAACAACTGAACGAACTGGATCAAGTAACACATAAGGTTATTATTAAAGACGCTTTCCCTGTTGACATAAGCACGATGCAGCTTTCCAATGAAAGCAATGACGAGTATCACAAAATCAGTGTTACTTTTGCTTACAGAAAGTGGACAACTGGTGAGGTCACACAACCGTCTGGTGTGGGTTCTCTTGCACAGACACCGCTAGGCCCATTCACTACACCTATACTTTCTAATCCAGCGGTACAGCGCGGTATAGACTTTGTAGAGACTCAATTTTTGGGTGGTGCAAGTCTAGAGGGTGAAGCAGTGGATATATACAATATGGTTGATGATGTTGTGAAGAACACAACCGGTCAATCTACGAACAAATCAGCATCACTACTAAATGGCATTAAAGCCAACCTCGATTTAAACAATGTAATTAGCAGCGACCAAAAAGCTCAATTAATTGGTTTGATTGATGGAACACTGGACAAATTAGGATAAAAGTAAGATGGCATTACCTAAGATTAAACACCCGAAATACACACACCACTTGGTGGGTCTGAACAAAAAAGTTTCTTATCGCCCGTTCACAAACGCGGAACAAAAGATTCTGTTGCTGGCTAAACAAGAAGAAAAGAACACAAGTCGAATCCTTGAAGCTGTAATGCAGATTTTGCATAACTGTATTCTTGATGACATTGATATTGACAATCTTAGTTCGTTTGACATGGAAGATATATTCCTTAGAATTCGTGCCAAGTCTGTTGGTGAGATTATCAAGCCACGATTTAGCTACAAGTACACCGATGAAAAGGGTATTGAAAAAACAGATTTTGTTAATATCGAAATCAACATTGATGATATCAAAGTTGTGGTTGAAGAAAAAGTTGATGATAAAATAATTCTTGATAAAGAATCACAGCTTGGTGTTAAGCTTAGATATCCAACTTTGAAGATTATTCGTGAAATGAAAGACACCAATGACGACATTGAACTTATTTCAAAATGTATCGTGTGTGTGTTTGATGCAGAAAATGTGTACAACCGTGAAGATATTAGCGATGAAGAGATGATTGAGTTTGTTGATGATATTGATATGTTAAACATGAAAGCAATTAATAAATTCTTTTCAAGCATCCCGCGTATCGAACACAAGGTGGACGTTACACTTCCAAAGCTGGACAACAAGAAAGAAACCATTACTTTTAAAGGCATCAATGATTTTTTTATCTAATGGTTTGTCATGAGTCGGTTGAAAGCTATTATACAAACAACTTTAGTATATTATTTCATCCAAACCACAACTTTAAAGTTTCTAACAATTTCACACTTGATGATCTTGAAAACATGTTACCTTATGAGAGAGAGATTTATCTTTCGATGGCACAAAATCTAATAAAAGAAATAGAGGCAGGGTAAAATGGCATCTCCCGCAAACAGTATAATAAAAGCACTTTCTCAAAAAACTCAGATGAAAAGAGCAATTGACTTGAGGGCTGCTGAGAATGACAATGACGTAAGAGCCATTATCAAAAAAATGGTTGAAGCTGCCATTGTTGCTCAGACATCCAATAAACCAAGGCTGATGATGAGAAGCATTGAAGAGCTTAATCAGACTGTTAGGGATTTGGTAACTAGAAATATTAGTGTTAGCGAAAAAACCAAAAAGAACATGGTTAGAAAGCTGACAAATCTGAGTGATGATCTGACAAAAGAGCTTGAATCTGGTGCCGGAAGCTCTTCTGGTGGTGGAGGTGGATTAGCAAACGTTCTTCCAAGCTTTGACAACATCACATCTGCTATTATGACTGCAAGCCCAATTCTTGGATATGGTGCTAGATTATTACAAACTGTTGGTGAAGGCGCAAGTAATCATAACGCAAGAAATGCTCAACGTTCACAACAAGAGCGTGATGGGCAAATAAGAGCAGATGATATTCTAGATGATAGTGATGATGAAGATACTGTTTCTGGTGGCGGTGGTTCTGTTAGTGATTCTGAAAAATACTTAGAAAGTATATTAGATCAGCTTGTCACTCTTAATTCGATTTGGGGAGATGGAACAACCGAAACAAACAATAAGTTATCAGAACTTGTTAGAGTTGAAGAAGAGGTTAAAGAAGAGCAAAGACTTCTAAGAGAGCAAAACGAGTACGATAGTATAGAAGCACAAAGACGACAAGATGCTGCTGGTGGAGAAAGAGGTGGATCACATTCACCAACAGGCGACCCAGAAGCAGATTCCATGCTGAATAGTATTCTTGGCGGTGGTATGGGTGGCGCTATCATGGCGGCTGTAACGGGCATAGCTGGCTTTTTCGGCCCTATCCTTGCTGCCAGTAGCACTATTGCTGGACTCGCTGCTAAGGTAGCTATAATCCCTGCTGTGATCTATGCAATTTATGAGTTTATTGAGGGTTTCTTTAACGCTGGTGAGATTTTAGGGCTTGGTGAGAGTGAGGTAACAATAAGCGACAGAATTGCAGCGGGTATAGGTTCTGTTGTCGATGGATTTTTGAGTATGATTAATTCCATTGTGTCTACAGTGATGGGTTGGTTTGGTATGGATATTGATTTCATGCCAGAGAATTCAAAACAAATAATTTCCAACAGTATAAAAGGAATCTTTGATTTCTATAAAGGTATATTCAATGATGTGTTATCATTGTTTGGCTTTGGCCCAGATCAAGAACAGTCTTTGTTAGATGGTGTAAAAGGAATTGCAAAGAGTGTTCTGAGTATTCCTTTGATGTTATTTAATATGGTGACTGGATTTTTTGGAATTGATGAAATTACATCCGAAGATATAAAAACTAAAATTACAAGTGGAATAGATTCTGTTGTGAAAGCCATTTCTAATTTTGTAACTGGTATTCTTGACTCTGCTGTTGACTTTGTAACTGAGAGTATCCCTACATGGAAAGACCTAAAATCTCTTGTAGGTTTTGGTGATGATGAAGAGAAAAAAGGATTTGTTGGTTCTCAGGAAATTGCAAAGAGAAGCATGGATCAAATCAGTGGAGTAAAAGATACATCTGACGAAGATTTGCAGGCTGAATTTGACAGAAGGTTTGGTTATGGTGATTCAGGAAGCACTAAAACTGCTGAAACTTTCAGCATGACAAATAGAGGAATGAATTCTACAAAACAAAAACAACAACAATCATCTGCGGCTATCGTAAACGCGCCTTCTAATACAAATGTCAGTAACACAATAGTAGAAGGCGGTGGTGGGAATACAGCTAACCCCGATGTAAACTTCCGCAATAAAAGTTACGCAGATTATTCACGAGCGTATAGCCAGTAAAGGAAAGAGAGAGAGAGGGGGCTTAACGCCCCTTCTGATCTTTCAATTCTTTCATTTCATGATTATAGAATTCTTCCTCGAACTGAGTATGATACCCACGTTTAATAATAAATTCCATGAGAAGTGTTAGATGCACAGCCCCTGTGTAATCATCTGCGTTTTCAAGACTTGGTAGGTCAATATTCATACCCACTTGATCATCTTTTACATCTTCAAATCCAACTGAACATTTTGACATAATCTTTTAATCCTCGTTAATAACTTCCAGTGTGTGAACAAAAGCTTCTTTTTGCTCAACTATTCTATCATAACTATCCGCTTGTGTCTTGTCGTTTCTGAACTTAACTAAGCGTGGTAGAAACAAACTCATTGTATCAGGTTTGGTTTCACTTGCAATGATGTCATTAGATTTAATTTCACCAATTTTTCCCAGATACAGTTCTTGATTTTCCCAGATTGATTTTCTGAGTTCGTCAGTTAGTCCAGTACCCACATTAACCACAAGCTTACCATCTAAGCTTTCACAAATCAAGGAACCGAGAATTTCATCCCATTCGCCTAACGTTTTCCCTTGGTTGAATCCTGTAATGATAAGATCACATGTAAACTCTGTTTTAATCTTCACAAAATCGTTACTGGTTCCATCTTTCCATTTAGCACTCTGGTTTTTAACAAGAGTCCCTTCAAGACCATCTTTAATATTTTCCATGAAATGTTCAATAACTTCATCAACACTATTCACAATACGGGAGTCGATAAGCTTAACT